CTAAGCAGCAGCAACACATTCGGGCCTCTAGCTCATGTTGGTTAGAGCAGCGGACTCATAATCCGTTGGTGCCGTGTTCGACTCACGGGGGGCCCACCAAACAACCAGTAACACATTGTGACTGGTTCCGCAGCTGGCGTTAGCACAATGGACAGTGCAGTAGCCTTCTAAGCTATAGATACAGGTTCGATTCCTGTACGCCGGACCACGTTAACAGCAGCATGCAGCAGCACAGGGAGATCACAGTGTACCGGCAGCGCAACCCCATGGATCCATTCGACGATGTCAAACGTTGGTACGCAGCATTGTGGCCCCTGCAGCGTGTGGCTGTGCTGCTGTGTGCAGCTGTGATCGTCTACCTGCTGTTCCAGTGGATCACTTGGATGCCCATCTAGCTGCAGACCTCGCGACACTGCGAAGAAACCCTAGAGCCCGTACGGGCTCTATCCGTTTGGTTGACATTTTGGCTAGAGAGTGCTATAATACATTTTTAACAGGAGCACACTATGACCTCAACTGTAACATATGTACCTCAAACACAACGGCAGTGGACCCAGCTGTTGCGCTGGGTGGAAGCTAACAGGGCAGAGATCTCAGCTCGCAAGACCGCTGAGTACCTCGCAGCAGCAACGGCAGTACGCACTACAATGGTCTCGCATTTTGCACAGCATCCTGCTAAACGAGGCGATGAGTGTGCATGGCGCAAACTGGGCACAGACCTCACAGTGAGGCAATTGGCGGAGCAGTACCTCATACCTGTGTACATGGTGCAGAGCGATTGCAGCGTGTAATAACCCTAGGGCCCGCAAGGGCTCTAGTCCGTTTGGTTGACAGATTGGTTAGAGAGTGCTATAATACACACATGATGAGAAAGAAACGCACTGATCGCAATCACATAATATACGAGCTTCGTGTACACGGACTCGCGTACATAGGTGTCACTGCCAAGACAGAGACCACTGTGAACAAGAGCGTGTTGGCACGTGCCGCCAAGCACTTCTATCGCGCCAAGACTGAGAACAAGGCGTGGCTGCTCTGCGAAGCCCTGCGTGGCCTCAACGACAAGTCAGAGATAGAAGTACTAGTACACGAAGTCATCCGCGGCAAGGCAGCTGCTCACAAGCGGGAAGTAGAATTGCGCAGACTGCTGAACCCTGCACTGAACACTGACTGCAGGGGCGATTGACAGCAGCCTAGAACGGTGCTATAATACACACTCACACAAAGGAGCCAGCAATGTCATTATTCGATCAAGACTATAAAGTCATACAGGGTCTGCAGCAACGCCTAGGCGGGCTGGGGCTGTTAGAGACTCTGACCTACATAGAGTCCAACACTGCTGAGTTCTCACTGCAGGAACTTCGCAGCTTCTATCACATCATGAGCGAGATGCGTCAGCTGTTCGCGCCTGCAGCTGCTGGTTGACAGAGCTGCAGAACGGTGCTATAATACACACTTACACAAACAAACAAGGAGCGAAACTTATGGCTACACGATCAAGAGTAGGCGTCATGCATGGCACAGTCTGCAAGAGCGTATACTGTCACTATGATGGCTATCTCTCATACACAGGCGAGATCCTCAACAAGCACTACGACAGCAGCATGGCCAATGAGCTGGTAGCACGTGGGGACAATTCGGGCGTCAAAGAAACCCTTGAGGACATGAACTTCTCAGCAGCACAGGGGGATGAACGTGCGGAGTGGATGGTCGCTCACACATTCGAAGAGTTCCTCGATCAGGTTCAAGGCTCAGGCTGCGAGTACTACTACGTGATGCGGGACGGTGTTTGGTACGCAGGCTCAGTCTACGACGCCACAGGCCTGCGCAAAGGCGGACTAGTGCCCCTCGCAGATGCTCTAGCAGCTACCACCATTGAGCAACTGATAGCAGAAGACGAATAACCCTAGGGCACGTAGGGTTATAGCTGTTTGGGGTTGACAACTGCCCCAAATGATCATATAATAGACACTATGTTAAACACACACATGGAGCGAAACATGAATATCACATTCACAGAAGGTTGGTACAATATCAAGGGTCACCCCACCAATGTTGCGGGCATGACCTTTCGTTTGGTAGAAGACTACAAGGTTGCTGCCAGCGGTGAAGGCTATGTTACTGTGGAAGGGGGCTCACAGTCCGGCTTTCCAGACCGCAACATCCGAGTCAAATGTCGCCAGGGTGACTACACCATGGCCCAGTCCTCAACCGTACCACAAGGAATGAGCATGCTCAAAGCACTGAAGAAGCCCTCAAAGAACTCCGCAGAAGTCACGGACTTCACACAGGTCAAAGTGCCTGATGCTGTGGTAGCGCACGAGTCAGACGAAGCAATCGTAGAGCGTCTGCGCAATCGCTTCCAAGTATTACAGGACATGACGCAGGCAGTCAAAGAAGGTACTGTTCGTGCTATGATCGTCACGGGCCCTCCGGGTGTGGGCAAATCCTTTGGCGTTGAAGAAGTCTTGGGCAAGCAGGATCTGTTCAACACGCTGGGGAACAAGCGTCCCAAGTACGAGATCGTGAAAGGTGCTATGAGTGCCATTGGACTCTACAGCAAGCTCTACCACTACAGCGAAAAGGGCAATGTCATCGTGTTTGATGACTGCGACTCTGTGCTGTTGGATGACCTCAGCTTGAACATTCTCAAGGCAGCTCTGGATTCATCTAAGAAGCGTACTATCTCTTGGAACACTGATTCGCGTATGTTGCGTTCAGAAGGAGTGCCTGACAAGTTTGAGTTCAAGGCAGGTGCTATCTTTATCACCAACATCAAGTTTGAGAATGTGAGATCTAAGAAACTGCAGGATCACCTTGCCGCTCTGGAGTCACGCTGTCACTATGTGGATCTGCAGATGGACACAGACCGTGAGAAGGTACTCCGCATCAAGCAGATCGTAGAAGATGGCATGTTGGACAGCTACGAGTTTGAGCCCGTGGTTCGTGACGAAGTCGTGGACTTCATCGTAGAGAACCGTGCCAAGATGCGTGAGCTGAGCCTGCGTACAGTCTTGAAGGTAGCAGATCTGCGCAAGAGCTTTGCTACCAATTGGAAAGGCATGGCAGAAGTCACAGTGATGCGGGGAGCCCACTGATGGCAGGGTGCCAATACCTGGGTCCGGAATACGACCCTCACAGACACAGGGGCGCCACGCCCTTCTGTGGGGCAGAGACCATCCGGGGCAAGAACTACTGCCACGAGCACTACTACGTGGTCTACAAGAAGGGCACGGCAGTCAACGGCAAGAAGCGTGAGAAGGCTGTGGACAAGGAAATCGCTGAGCTCAAACGCCAGCAGGAATTAGAGGAGATTGAAAATGGATAACGTCTTTAAAATCATCGTAGGCATCGTGCTGATCGTGATACTACTGGCCATTGGGCCCTGGTTGGTGATCTGGGCTCTGAACACCATGTTCCCCCTGCTGGCCATTGAGTTCACGTTTTGGACATGGTGTGCTGTGGTGATCCTGGGCACGTTCTTTCGAGCGAACGTCACGATAAAACGGCGAGATTGAGGTTGCATCTGCGATAACAATCCTGTAATATTAACTAATGCTGAAGAACACATAATCAGCTGTTAACAAAGGAAACTTAACCATGAAGAGATTCAATCCAGAAACCAAGACTTTCAAAGTCTTCCACGCACTGTACAAAGGTGCTGCTCTTACCCAAAGCCAAGCTGAAAAGCGTTTTGGTGTCAAGAACTTGGCTGCAGAAGCCAGCCGTATCCGCCAAGCAGGCTACGCTGTTTATTCAAACAGCCGCACAGCTGGCAACGGCGTAACAGTCACAGAGTATGTGATGGGCACACCTAGCCGTGAAATCGTAGCACTTGGTTACAAAGCCAAGAGCATGGGCATCACAGTCTAAGCAGTTGTTTCTCGACCCTAAGGGTCGTTCAAAGAACAAGCCGATTCGCTCCCGGGGCGTTCTTTGGAGGGTGTTGTAGAAATACAACACCCTTTTTCTTTGGCCGGCACTCCCAAAAAGAGCTTGACAGATTGGATACATAGTGTTATAATACACACATGAACAAGCAAGGAGCGACCATGCAATTTACCGCTGAAACAGTCTGGGCCTGTGCTGCTGCCGCGCAGCGTATCAACGAAGGCTACTTCAAAGAAGATCAATACGACACAGCTGAGGCTGGGGTCAAGCTCAAGACCGCCAACAAGCTCTTGGTCAAGAACTGGCTTAGTC